ATGGCATTACCGAGGTTGACTTCATGTTCTGTGACATCGACCACCCTGCCGCGTCAGCCAACGTGTTCCAGCTTGGCACCGCAAGTGGTTGGGTGCAATCCGGGTACAACGGGGTAACGACCTACACAGGGGCCAGCACTGGCTCTCAAACCTCTGACGTATGCGTGCCTTTCCTGCGTACCGGAGTCGGGCAGCTACAAGCAGGCACCATCCGATGCCGTCTTGTGGACAAAGCCACTAACTGTTGGATCGTTGAGGGCAACGGTCATCTTATCTCTGGCGCTTCGCTATTCAACGTGAGCTGCGCTGCACGGGGTATCTTCCTCCCATCCCGCCTTACTCAAGTACGCTTGGCCTCTTCAGGTGCAGGCAACTTCGTGTCCGGGCGGTGCAACATTACATACCGATAACATGGAAACTTCCGAACTGGCTGTCGGCACCCTCAAGGTGTCGGCCAGCGGGGCGGTGCTCTACTTCGGCCACACTCTGGAGCAGTGGATGCAACTCACTGCAATCTGCATGGCCGTGGTGAACATTGTCGTTACGCTCCCCGCCGCATACCGAGTCGCCAAAGTGGTGGCAGAATGGGTCCGCAATGGCCGCAAGTGAACGGACCCTCGGAGAAATCCACGAAGCACTAGCCGTGTACTTCGTGGGCCTCCTGCGCACCTCCGCTACCATCATGGCAAACAAGGATGCCACCATCGAAGAAAAGATGTTTGCGCGCATCCCCGCGCCCGAGCAGTCTGTCATGGTGGCGTTCCTCAAGAATAACAGCATTACCGCAGCCAAGTCCAAGAGCAATGCGATTGGCGAGCTGGAGCAACTGCTCCAGAAAGGCAGCGGCAAACCAACCGAGGCTGAGATCGAAGCGGCCATGGGCAGCATTGACTTCTCTCAAAGGATGAATTAACATGGCAGAACGCGAGAGTTCAGCCGACGCAGAACTGCGCTGGGAAAAACTCCGCGTACTGCAACGGCATTACCACACCTTTGACATCTTGTTGCGCGATGTCATGGAGCACCTGGGCTACGGGACTTCATGGCTGCAATCGGACATCGGGGAGTTCCTGGAGAATGGTGGCGACTACATCATGATCCAGGCCCAGCGTGGACAGGCCAAGACGACCATCACGTCTGCCTATGCTGTGTACCACCTGATCCACAACCCGTCTGCCCGCTGCATGATCGTGTCTGCGGCTGGCGGGCTGGCCTCCGACATTTCGACACTGATCGTTCGCCTGTTCAATGCGATGCCTCAGTTCGAGTGTATGCGTCCCGACCGGACGCAAGGCGACCGTATCTCCACCGAGAACTTCGACATCCACTACACCCTGAAGGGTACCGAGAAGTCAGCATCCGTTGCCTCCTACGGCATCACCGGCACCATCGTCGGTAAGCGTTCGGACTTGCTGATTGCGGATGACGTGGAGTCCCCGAAGAACTCGGCCACCGCGCTGATGCGCGAGCAGCTCCTGCAACTCACCCGCGAGTTCACCTCGATCTCCGTGGGCCGCATTATCTACCTGGGTACCCCGCAGTCCACCGACAGCCTGTACAACACGCTGCCGGGTCGTGGCTTCCGCATCCGCATCTGGCCGGGCCGCTACCCAACCGCCGAGCAGATGGCCGACTACGGAGACATGCTTGCGCCGTCCATCATGGACCGCATGATCGCCAATCCGGCGCTGCGGTATGGCGGCGGTCTCCTGGGCGACCAGGGCCAGCCGACCGACCCGGACCTGCAAGACGAGGCCAAGCTACAGAAGAAGGAGCGCGACCAGGGCGCGGCATCGTTCCGCCTCCAGTTCATGCTGTCCACTCGACTGGCCGACGCTCACCGCTACCCGCTGAAGACCTCGGCGCTGCTGGTGATGCGCTGCTACCCGAAGGCTCTACCGATGTCCTTCGTGCGCGGCGTGGGCGTGGCCTACGAGAAGAAGTACCAAGTCCACTCCCACTCCTTCGTGATGATGAGTCCGCAATCCGCCGATGAGGTGGTTGCCCCTGCTCAGGGCATCGTCATGTACATCGACCCTGCTGGCGGCGGCGCTAATGCCGACGAAACCGGCTACGCGGTCACGGCCTTCTTAAACGGTAACATCTTTGTCCTCGACATCGGTGGCGTTCCGGGCGGCTACTCGAAGGATGTCCTCGACTCCCTGGCGATCATCGCCAAGCAATGGGAAGTCAACGAGGTCATAATCGAAAAGAACATGGGCTACGGCGCATTCGCTGCCGTGTTCACACCTATCCTGCACGCTATCCACAAGTGCAAGGTGTCCGACGATCTGGTCACAGGTCAGAAGGAAGCCCGCATCATCAACACCCTGGAACCCGTAGCGGGCCGGGGGAGCCTCATCATCAATGAGGACATCGTGGAAGGCGACACCGCCTCCACCTCCCGCTATGAGGCTGCGAAACGTATCTCGTACAGCTTCTTCAACCAGTTCGCCAAGATCACCCGTGATCCCGGATGCCTGGGCCACGACGACCGAGTGGACGCCCTCGAAGGCGCAGTCCGCTATTGGGTCAAGTACCTTGCCATTGACGAGCAAGCCGCAGCCGCAGCAGCCGCAGCAGCAGCCCGCCGCGAATGGATGAAAGACCCGCTGGGTCATAACCGATACACCTCCTACGGTCAGCGCCATGCTGCGTACACCGTGGTCAACTCTCGTTTAAGGAAATAACATGCGTGTAGAAACTCTGCTGTACCCCGGCGTCATCGCCAATGGTCTGCGTCTGCGTACCGAATCGGCCAAGGCCATCAGCTACGCCGAGCTGTATATGCCCCAAGCAAGCAAGGATCAGCTCGCCGCGTTCTTCGGTGACTGCGCCTACAAGACTGGCGGAAGCTACACGCCAACGCTGCCCGGCACCCAAGCCATCGTGTCAAATGGCGGCGCGCTTCCGGTCAAGAACTCTGCCGGTGCAACTGTCCAGGCGTCGGCTACCGCTGCTGTCTCGGGCAACACCGTGACGGGCGTATCCCTGCCTGCTACCCAAGCTGTCCTGTCCAACGGCAGCACGGTTGGCGTGAAGAACAGCGTCGGCGCTACTGTCGATGCTGGTGCAACCGCCGCAGTCTCTGCTGGTGTGCTTACTGGCGTCAACCTCGTCGCCACCAAGGCCGTCCTGACCAACGCAGATGCCAACATCCAAGTACAAAACTCGGCAGGTGCCGTCATCAGCTCGGCGTGTGTGGCTGCCATCGGTTCCGGTGTGCTCTCTAACATCAAACTGCCAGCCACTGTCGCGGCGGTCGCTAACGGCACCAAGTACAACGCAGTCTCCGTGACTGGCTCGGGCAACTTCGCCACCTTCACGGTGTCGGCTGGCGTCATCACCGCCATCGTCCTGTCCGCAAGCTAATACCATGCGGCTGAAAGAGATCGCCATTGCGGTGATCTCGGCCACTGGCCTCAATGCTCTGATGGCTCACGAGGGTGTCCGCCTTCGTGCCTATCAGGACGAGGCCGGGGTATGGACTATCTGCTACGGCCACACCAAAGGCGTGTATGCTGGGATGGTCGCCACCCAGGCGCAGTGCGAGGACTTCCTCCGCGCCGACATTAAGTGGGCCGAGTACGCTGTCAACTCCCTAGTCGTCGTGCCGCTGACCCAAAATCAGTTCGACGCCCTGGTCTCCTTCGTCTTTAACGTGGGCTACGCCAACTTTAAGGACTCAACCCTGCTCAAACGTTTGAACGCTGGCGACTATGCCGCTGCTGCCCAGGAGTTTCCGAAGTGGAGTATGCTTCGAGACAAGAAGACTGGCAAGAAGCGCCTGTCGCAAGGGCTGTTACGCCGCCGAATGGACGAGCAAACTCTATTCCTCAAGCCATGACCACACTTAAAGTATGTCTCATTGCGCTTGCTATCTTTGTCGCAGGTCTCTTCACGGGTCTAGCCACTGGTGTATATGTCACCGAGGCCCGAGTCACTGCCAAGTTGGCCAAGCAGGAAAGCAAAGTTAGCGCAACTGTTCAGAAGGCAGACGCCTCTGCCCTAACTCAACGTGCCGAGGACAACAAAGCCTTGGCGAAAGCAAAGGAACAAGCCGATGAAGCAGTTCACAATTCCCTCAGTGCGAATCCTGAGTGGGCTGGTCAGCGTGTGCCTGATGATGTCATTGACGCTATCGGGATGTAGCACTCCCCCGGTCATCAAGGGTCCGCCTTCCATCCTGTACGACGAGTCCCACGAGGAATCGATTGCAGCCCCGCCACGGGGTTCTACCAACGCAGACCTAGTAGCATACGTCCGCAAGCTGAAAGAGGCCCTGGCGGCTTCCTACGCTGACCGGAGGGCTATCCGTGCCTGGGCTGCTGGTGCAGGTATCAAGCAAGATTAGGAAGTGTTGCTCTCGTGTAAGGAACGGCAATTCTGCTGTCCGTATGCGAGAGCAGCCCTCCGACTCAGAACCTCTGACTTTCCCCCATGCCACCCTCCGGGTCAACGCGATTTGCCCTCTGTCGCGCGCATCAAGAAACGGGCGCAGGAACGGTTTTCGCGCGAGGCAGTAGGTTGGTATTGATCGGGCTAAATAAAGGGCATGGCGGGCCTCCTATCCAATGTGTGAGCCTGTAGTATGGCAGGGTTTGGCCGGGCCGTCAAGCGGTAATTGATAGTTGTCAGTCTGACTATGCTACCAGGGAGCGAGGCAAGCAAGGCGGGGCATCTATTTGGCGTGATAGCCTTTTGGTACCCTATATGGAACAGAAAGCGCCATTGCCATAAAGCATTGAGCACATCTATCCGAGAGGCAGGCGGCAGCACAGTAGCAGGAAGGGAGGCGGCAGTAGTGAAGAAGCTTCACAAGGCAAGCAAGAGGCAGCAGTAAGGCAAGATAGGTGAAGGCAAGCAATCATTAAAGAAGTGCTTGACAGTAGCAGAAGACATCTATACTATGGGAACCAATGCAGCAATACAGC